TGTTGAAAATGTATCAGTTTTTGTAACAGAAACGGTTTGTAGTACTGTTCCATAAGTGCTACCATCTGTTCGTTGCCAACGATTCGCTCTTACAATACTCATTTAAACCACCGTCCATGTACTTCCATCTGGAACTGTAACTGTAATATTATCATTAATAGTAACCGGGCCAGCAGTCATAGCATTAAAATTTGTTGGAATTGTATAGTCAGAAGAAATTATTGTAGAATTTAGATAAAACGGCAACGCACCAGCAGAAGTTCCACCAACCTGAGTTACCGAATACCATCCAACCGCATTGCCATTTAATGCAACTCTAACATTAAGAATGTTTGTTGCAGGATTAAACCATTGATCACCCACACCCAAACCCGAAGGTTCAGATGTAGATGTAACAATTTGTAAAGCCTTGCGAGTTGACATTTATGCCTGTGCTTCTGTCCAAGAGATTCGGGCATTAATTGTATTAACTGGACCGAGTGCGGTAGCAGCAACAATAATAACGTCTGGTCCATCTGGATACAAATTATTAACTGTACTAGGACATGTTAATGAATTTCCACCACCCATAATACTGTTACCAATATCTCGCACCAGCGTCAAGTCTTGTGATGTTGCACCAGAAGCGTTTGTAAAGAAGCCATAGATACTTTCACCACCAACAATTGTTACGTTAGCTGCATGGTATGCAATCTGCGCCAAACTTGAACCACCAAATGGTTGATATGTTCCACTACCAACTCTACCATTTAGAATTAGTTCAATTCTGTATGCATTACCAGTTGTGTATGTATCAATACCACGCATAACTAACTGCATACGATTAATAATTTCTCTGGCTCCTAACAAACCAGTCAGACCATTGTCAACAGATGGTGCTAGACGAATACTCATAAGAGCCATTCTGACACCAGAAGTTTGATTTGATAGAGTAGTCAACATACCCGCATTGAAAACGTATGATTTATCATCATCAAACTTACCATCCATAATAACGCTTGATCCCCAATGGGAAATTGTAGAAGCGCATTGTGGACTTGCTAACTGAATCTGTGTTGGTGCAGTAGCAGAATAAATAAAGTCTGCCGCAGTTGTTCTACCACCGTTTGCTGCTCTACTAGCAATAGTAAGTGCAGTGTTAGCAGTGTTTTTCGCAGAATATGTGATGTACTCAATATTCGCTGTAGTATTTCCCGGAGCTTGCAGAACAACAGTTCCAGAAGATGGAAACAAACTAGCATCTGCCAATGAAATAGTCGCACCAGTTGTAGCACTACTCAATAAACTAGAAGTCAAAACGGTGTAAGGAGCAAATGTATTTGTCTCATACCTAGCTGGTAAGTTACCAGATCTCATGTATGCTTCAGTGTTTATGTTATTGTTTGCAATTCTGTGGCAGTAAATCACCTCACCACGATTATTCTTGAATCCAAAACGAATTGCACCTGCACCATACCATGAATAATCAGCATAGAACATCTGCATCTTTGTGAGATCTAGATTGTATTGTGATGGACCTGTGCCGTCACACTTATCAATGTTCCACTGACTCTGTGGGAATCTTGTATTAATTGTTTTACTGACCAAACAGTTTGTTGCAGTCGTTCCACGATATTCTGGGTTAATTAACATCTGAGTGTCAGAAATAATAGACTGAACTAGATATGACATTCCACGAATTACAATAAAATCCCCCGGAATAAGTTGCGAAGAATATTTCGTACTAAAACCAGTAACAATATTTGAGTTTTGCGTTACAGTGCTTGAACCAGAAATCTGTTGAGTAGAAGATCTTCTTACACAATATAAGATTTGACCATCGAATTCAAAGTAGAATCCATTCTGAGAATCAAACATACCCACACGGTTTGAGCTTCCATACCAGCTATTTGGAGAAACGGTAATTGGGAATCCAGTAGCAGTTCCAGCAGATGCAGTTGTTGCATATGTTAAATTAATATTGTTAGCAGAACTTGCTACAGTGAAAAATCCGTTATAGCCAGATTCAACAGCACCAGAGACTCTGATATTTGCACCTGCTGATAAACCATGTGGGAATCGAGTAGTTACAGTTGCAACCGAACCATTAGAAGAAATATTATCAACAAACAAAGATGGCTTTAAAATACTACCAGTTGAGAACTGAATACCCTTACCAGACTGATAACGGAATTGGCGACGGGTCTGACGAATTACTTGATACCCATGTGGAGATAACTGATTTGTAAACTGCACTCCACCATCAAATGGTCTGTGTTCAACATAACCCATTGGTCTAGAATATAAAGTAGAGTTTGTTCCACCAGCCAATGTAACTGTTCCAGTCAATGATGCATTTGCCGTGTAAATAAAACTATTTGAAGTTGGTGTTGATGAAACCACCCAACTACCATTTACTCCAGAAACACCAGTTGTATTTGCCACAAATACATGGTCACCCAAAGATAAACTATGTGAATTTGCAGTATTAACTGTTACGTTCGCAGTGCTATTGACAATAATTGATGTAACTGGTATACCTGCGCCAGTATAATAGTTGGCAGGGAAAATGTATGTTTTTGTTGCATCATACAATAAATTAGTACCAGTAATTTGTGATGATGTTACTGGATTAACTGTGCTGTATGTAAAACTGGTATTTGCAGAAAGGGTATCAATAATCCACCACCCATCAGCATTACCAACATCCAATGTTCCTTGAATGAAGATTGGTTGCCCTACAGACAAACCAACAGTATTAGCGCAAGCAACAGTAACAGTTTTAAAATAATTGCTAGTTACGTTACTGACAAACCCTAATGGGATAGTTGTATCATAAAACGCAGTCGGTCTATTTGAACTTAGAGAAATAGCTTCCCATTTGGTTGGTTGAGGACCGTATTCAAAGTCGGTATCAGTTAATGCTTGTGGTTCAGAAACACGCAGCTTATCGACTGGATCGCGGAATGTTTCAGCAGGAATAATCTCTTGATATGTTTCTTCAACTAACAAACTTAATTTGTCAGTTGATGCCATTGAGGAAGTGTTATATGCCAGAACAATTGTACATGTCTCTAAGCCAGTTACAGTACTAACTGAATTGGTAAGACTTGTAAAACCCAATGATGGATCTGAAAAGTTATAAATTACTGTCCCGGCAGTTACATTTGTAATTAAAAGTAGCTGTTCACTTCTAATATTTTTACCCGTAACTACCACCGTCCTAGTAGAAGGGGTAAAAGAATAACTTTCTAAAATTACATGCTTTGCCATTTTTAATTAGTCTCCAAATGCGATTGTTGCCGCCGAAAAAGGATATCTTTTAGTTTGTTTTGCAATTGACATTGACCTATAAGTTAAAATGCCGCTATCCCCTCGGAAGGGAGCATTATATATTGTAACATACCCGATTGAATTAAAATTTCTTACTCTATAACCATTAAATGAATCAAAGGTAACTATCCAAGGATATTTATACTCGGTAATATACGGAGCCAGCTTCAATCCATTGACAACCACTTCTAAATCTTTACTATCCACAATGGTATTTAACGTGGATTGGTCAACTCGCAATGGAAAAGTTGTTTTGCTACCATCAAATTGAGGAGAAATGTCATTCAAAATAGATGGTGCAGTAATGGTATTACCCACATCAAAGGTAACCCATTGGAATGAATTGCCATCATCAATGTATTGATATCTATTGCCGTCTACAGTATTAAACCAAATGTCACCGGCAATAGGAGAAGTTGGAGCAGTATCCGAATAGGTGAACTGCATACCAGTACCAGTTTCAAATGTAACCCATTGTTTGGAATTGCCATCATCAATATACTGATACCGATAACCGTCGCTGCTATTTAACCAAATATCACCGGTAATTGGCGAAGTTGGTGCGGTTGGTCCATATGTAAATTGTAAACCAGAACCAGTTTCAAATGTTACCCACTGAGTAGAGTTGCCATCGTTGATATACTGGTAACGATAACCATCATCTGTGTTATACCAAATATCTCCAGCATTTGGTGATGTTGGAGCAACATTGGCATATGTAAACTGTAAACCACCACCGCTTCCACCTCCACCACCACTAACATTAGATAGTGTGGTGGTTGCTTCCCATCTTGCATTAGCAGTAATATACGCTAAAACTGCGCCATTTGCTGGATTTGCAACGCTCTTATAATCAATATCGGCTAAATCATACAACCAACCAGCACCACCTCCACCCAAAGAAGTTAGTTGCTGCTGAATTCTATTAATGAATGTGGTGTAATGCTTTTGTAACTGCTCAAATGTTACAAAGTTTTGATTTGCTAATGGATCTGGATTAGCCGCAGGAGGCTCCAATGCTTCTGCAAGCAATGTTTTTTCATTGAACTTTTCTAGAATATCTTCAAAGTACTCAAACTTTTTGTTGATTGTATAGTACTTCTCATCATTAAAGGCTTTCTTTAGGTCTTTAATTACAGACTCGACTTCAGACTCAATCAACTCCATCTTGTTGTTTTGCTTTGATATTACACTATCAAGCAACTCAACTTCTTTTTCTACAGATTCTAACTTTGTGACCAATTCATTGTCTTTTAGTTTATCTACTTTTGTAGATAGAACCGCAAAGTCTGCTTTTACTTCTGTGATTTCTTTTAGTTTTTTGTCTTGAGTCTTGGTCTTCTTTAGAATCTCATCGACTTGTTTAGATAAAGAATCAACACCCAAAGATTCAACCACGTTTACCAACTGGTTGATTTGCCTTTCTTGATTTGATTTTAAATCTTCAATAGCAATTTCATACTGCTTTTTCAATTCTTCTACAGTTGCATTAGAAGAAAATGTACTTTCAACAATGTGTTTTCTATTCTTTTCTAAGTCTTCTTTGAGCGATAAAGTGGTTTCCTCAACGCTTTCTTTGAGCGTATTGAGTTGTTCACTAATGTTTTCTAATTGATCTTCTACTTGTTTTGGATCTAGACTGCTAACATAATCTTTAATTGTTGTTAGCTTTTCATCCTGTAGAATTGCTTGCTCTTGGATTAATTTTTTGTTTCCAGCGAGTTCTTCATTGACAAGTTTAGTAACCTCGCCAGATTTTAAAGCTAACTTCTTGATATTTTCATTGACTAATGAAAGATCTTTTTTGGTAATTAGCTCAATTTCTTCCTTAATTGTATCAATGTGCTGGACTAGAATGGAAGAAATGCTGGACAATTCACCTTTACTAACATAGTCAGTCAGGATTTCCGACAGTTCATTTACAATTAGCGAAAGAGATTCAATCTTCTTTTTGCCCTCACCATATGCTTCTAAACTCTCGACAAAACTATCCAGAACCGCTGGCTTATGCTCTGGTTTCTGTTCTGGTTCTGCCGGTTTAAAAAAAGTGGTGAAGTTTTGCATGTATAATCTTGGAAATTTTATATATTTATTGTTTATAATTTCTTCTTATTTGCATAACTTGAAGTTTTAATTAGCTCGCGCAGCAATGGTCCAGACTCAACATAATGGAAATGCCTGAGTCCTTCCTCATCTTTTTTTGGCCTATGCCGTATAGTCAAAAAGTTTTTGTTGTCAACCATAATTCTAATATATGGAGGCGTGTATTGTGTGGATTCTAAATCTTGATTTGTATTGTTGGCAGTGACAGAAATTGATTTTCCGCTCACATAATCTACACTTTTCATTAAAATTTCTGGATCGTAAACCTTATAAGAACTTCCAATATCTACAACATTAAATGCACCAGAATTAGAATTCTTGTAAAATCCCACGATTCCAGCAAGCAATCCTGTTACCGCTTCCTTCTTATTTAAGGTAAGTTTTTTATTAAATTCAATTACTGCCTGAGAATACACATACGAAATGCCAGTTACAAACGATGGCATTGAATCATAATGGTACTTTACAGTTCCAGAAAGTTGAATTTTCATCAATTTTTTAAAAAGAGAATTGATGTTTTCAAACTTGGCAGAACTTGCCTGTCCAAAAGTAGATGCGCCTTTTGTTTTTAAAGATATATCTAAATCTAATTCTATTAAAGGTTTCTTGTATTGCTGAAATGTTATTTTAATATCTGTCTTTGATCCTGTCAATCCAATATGGTCGATCATAACTTTGTCTACTTGCCCATTATTGTAGATAATAAGGGACTTTTCATATATGACTTCTTTGTTTACATAATTAACGGCATCAACAAAATATTTATTTAACTCTTGTGTGTTCAAATTATTAATCAAATAGTCGTGTTCTAGTTGCTGAAGATTTGATGAGATAAAAATAGTATCATCTGGAATCTTAATCGAATCAATTACTTTGTTTTTACTTTTTTTAATTTTTTCACAGAGAACTGCAACTTTTTTATTTTTGCTCACAACAAGTTTTTTAGTCTTGTCTAGTTCTTTAATAATTGAAACTACCTCACGCTTATCAATTTTTTCATTTTTGTTTATAAATCTCGCGGCGATTGCGGCAACTAAAATACCTTCAGCAACATTACCAAGGTTTGGTTTTACTTCTTTAGTTTCTGACTCTATATTTTTTGTGACCACAACGATCCTAGTAATCTTTTAATTTTTCTAAATCTCTAGGTGTAATAATTTTCTCTTCCAAGAACAATTCAATAACGGAATGTACACCATTAACTCTTCCTCTAAAATAACATGCCCAACAAGCAGAAAGCAACAATATAATTTCAGATATATTTAACCATGTAATATCAATACTCATACGAATGCCAACCATTTGTAAATTTTTGTGTACAATCTTTTTCTAATACAATCCCATTCTGTATCTTTAAATGTTCTTTTATATAACGTGTATGACTGCAATTTTCTACGGGCATTTAGTGTCCTTAAAATGTTGTACGGATCTTGTCTTGGATAATAGTGCTTTATTTCCATTGCAATATCATGAGCATATGCATCAATTTCATCAGCGTCTGAAAGATATTCCTGTTCCTCATACTTAGAGGTTTTATTAATTCTAAATTCAAGCGGTTTTTCTACAACAATTCCTTCTCTATTTTGCCATTGTAGTTTATGGATATATTCGTGCTGACATACCTGCGATATAGAAAATTTAATTTCGGGCCATGCTTCTTGGGTCGTATTAAATGTTCTATGTTTATTTGACAAATTAAGAACAATATACATTTTATCTTCTTCCATATCATAAAGACCGGAAATAGATACTCTGTTTTTTTTGAAAAATGGATAGGTTTCTTTCTTAAATTGTAACTTTGGTTCGTCTGGAAAAGCAGAATTTAAAGTTTTAATAATATCTGTGTATTTTCTGTTTCCAATAATATTGTCTTTCAATGATTCAAGTTTTTCATCGAAGTAATTGGACAAATACATTTTACACCTCAAACTTTAATTTTTGAAAAATCCTTCTTTGGTTTAAAGTTGCTCATTAAATCTTCATCATACTCATTTCCAGATTGGACCAAATCGGTTTGTGCAGACTCTTCTACATCATACAGCTTCATTCTTGATCTGTCAATACCAATACAAAACCTTTTGTAATAATTCGGATCATTATATCGGTTTTTTAACTGTTTAACCATCAATTGGTTTAACTGTTCCAACTCTTCTGTACTAATAATCGCAATCATAAAATCACAAGTCGCTGGCAATCCCCAACTTTCTGATGTATCCGTAATCTCTACGTCAGAATTGTTGAAACCAGATCGTGTTAATTGTGTGGCAGAAAACACTGGTAGATTATACTCAACTGCCAATCCACGCAATTCTTCTGCGATTGATTTGATGTAAGTATACGAATTGATACTTCCACCCATTTTAAACCTAGAAGACGCGCATATATTTAGATAGTCAATAAAGATAATATCTGGCTTGAATGATCTTTTCAGCGATAATTCGTTCAATAATGCCTTAAAATGTCCGGTATGTGCTCCAGCAGTCGGGTATTCCTTGATAATTAATTTACCATTGGTCTTGTTGGAGATTTTTTTGACTCTATTATTGAAAGCCTCCTTGGGCATGTTTTTCAATTCTTTCATGGTAATGTTCAGAAGATTTGCATCAATTCTCTCTGCAATTCTTTCTTCTGCCATTTCCATAGAGATATATAAAACATTTTTACCTTGGCTAATGCAACTACTTGCCAAGTGACACATGAATAAAGTTTTACCAGTTCCGGTTCCACCCAGAACGATATTCAGTGTTTTATTGGACAAACCACCATTGGTGATTTTGTTCATTTAATCAAGATCAAACGGGACTTTTTCTTCTACTTTAGAATAAAAGTCAAACCGATTATCAGCATCATCAAAATAGTCATGTCCGACAGAAGTGTCAAAGCATACACCCAATGCTTGCTGAAGAAGATCTGGTATGCTGTCTTTTCCATGTGTTTTATCCTTATCATCCAGAATAGAAATTGATCTCAAAATGGCATTGTAAACTGCTTTATCTTTACAAAACTTTTCAGTTTCTTCAATCAGCCATTCTTTGTTTGACTTTTCGGCAATTTTTAATTCATCAAGAATTTCAACTACATCGCTATATTGAGCTTCATTTACCTTTGAATTTTGAAGTGTGATTTCCAACGCTTCAATTGTTGGAATGGTATTATATTTGGAAATGAAACCTTGAATTAAATCAAATACAACTTTATCAGTAGAGTCTGTGAAATACTCCTCTTTTAAGAACGGCAAAACCTTTCGCATGTATTCATCATCATGCACCAGATTCTTCAGGATTGTCAGTTCTACTCGATTCATAGTGTCCTATTGCTTCTTTAAGAATATCGTTAATGACGATGTTCAATGTTTCTTCAAAAATAGTTGTCTTTTCAAATTCTTGTGGTTTATTAATTATATGGTAAACCATATCAAGTTCGTCAATATTATCTTTGATAAATTCAATTTTTTCTATTTGGATAACAATTCCTTGGAATTCACCAGTAATAATCTCAAAACCCCATTTTTCTTCATAGAACCAAGGTGTATATAAATCATTTCGCAGCATATTCATACTCGCTTTCAATATCCTCTTCTGTGAGGTCTTGATTAATTAACTTGCTTGCAGATGACATATAGTTCTTTTCAATGTACTTTTGAAACTCTTCGCTTTCCAGAATTGGCATCCAAAACTCTTTTGTGTAAGTATCTTTGAGTCGGAACTTTTGATCTTCTCCTTTTTTGCTGTACCATCCATTGGCTGGTTTAAATACAAAACCACCGTTCAATGCAACTTCCATTAGACCAGACCATTTAGATAAACCACCCTCAAAAGATACTTCCATTGGGATTTTGGTTTTCTCTTTGGTATAACGCGATTTCTCCACATTAATAATAAAGTTATAACCAACAACCTCAGTGCCATCTTTTTCTTGCTGGCGACCAATGATATAGATGTTGTCTGCTGCATAATAAATTCCAGTGCCGCCACTCACCACATCTCGACTATACAATTCCATAGTCTTGTATGTATGATTGACCACAACCATTGGAATATCTTTGATAGTCAAATGTGGAGTAACCATTCTAAATAGCGATTTCATTTGCTTTGCTCTGGACATATCTGCAACAGACTTTCCATCAATAGCATCATCAACTTCTTTCTTAGAAGCAAGATTACCAACCGAATCAATAACAATAATTACTCGATCACCACGATTCAATTCGTTCAATTGCAACATTACATCATGCTTTAGTTGCTCAATATCCGTAATTGGAGTATGCAACACGCGATCAGTTTGAATACCAATGGAATCAAAATATGTTTGTGGTGAGCCGAATTCCGAGTCATAGAATAATAACACAGAATCAGGATACTTGTCAAGGTATGCTTTAGCAAGAATCAATGTAAACAATGTTTTGAAATGCTTAGATGGTCCTGCCCACACAGTAAGTCCGGGAGATAGACCACCATCCAATCTCCCCGACAATGCCACATTAATCATTGGAATGGATGTTTGAATCAAATCTTTTTTATTAAAAATCTTTGATGCAGAAAGAACATCCGTTTCTTTGATTGTGGAATTCTTTTTCAGTTTATCAAGTAATGACATAATTTTCCTTTTATTTACTCACACCAACTTTGTTTTGCCTCGCCAAAATATTCTCTGGCATACTTATTTTTGATAAGCATATCACGCAAACTCTTCCCATCCAATAGAACATCTCCTAAAACTCTGCCACCATACTTATCCCATTCATATAAAACAATCTTTGTTTTCTTGGCATCTTTTACTGCCTTTTTAGTAAATGCAGTTGCTGCCTGACCCATCTCATCTTCTTTTGGACACTTGGCGCGAAAACCTTTTTCTGGTGTATCGACTCCAAACACTCTAATAGATAATTCTTTTTTCAATGGATCTGGCAACCAATCTGCTTTATA